GAAGGCTGATCGCCAGTGGGTGAAAAAGAACTTCATGTAAAGACAAATGGGCAAGCTCCCGTTAAAGTGGATACTCATTGGTCTGCTGGTTCTCGTCGCGTCTGGATACGTATCTGTTCAGAGGACAGAGCAGTTCACGGATGGCAAAGACGTGTGGCCCGGAGTCCCGAAGTTTAGCGTTCCGGATGCACCTGTCCTGTCGGCATGCTCGAACGGCACACGTGCACGCGATGGCCGCTGTCCCGAGTTTCTGGGGCCGTAAATCTACGCCAAACACAGACAACTCGGCCGAATATCAACCGGTGCCTGGCGGGTAAGCACCTTCATCTTGAGCCGCTTAACCTGAAAATACTCCTCCACGGTGTCCTTGACCGTGACAGGGTCAAAGTCCTTGCAGGAGAACACGTCCAGATACATGGAGTTGTTCTCTTCCACAAAGTGTGCACATATATTCGACGTCTCAATCAGCTGAACGAGCGTATACCCCGCCTTGTTACCTGAACCGAATCGCACGATCTGGGGTGTTCCGTAGGCAACCATATCGATACGCTTGACCAGGGCCTTGTTGAAGTCGTGAATGTTCGAAGGGTTGCGAATCGTGTGAGCTGCGGCACCCGCTGCGTCAATCATGAGGTGCTTACCCCAGGTGCGAAGAGGGATCATTGACTATACTCTTTTGCTGCGTGAAAATGTAATGAAGAACACGGGAGAGAACAGTCTTCCGCCCGTGGGCGATCACCTTGTGTATTTGACGCTGAATCTTAGCTTTATCGGCATTATCTATGTCGTATTGGCTGGGGTGGTGGCATCCTTGACGCGGGTGGTGTTCAGCCGCTTCAATGAAACGTGGACAAACGGGACACTTGGGTATCAGCTTATGGATGTATCGCTTGAACTGTCTCTCTTGGTCGTGCTATCGTTTTCGGTGACATACTTTGTTCACTTTCTTGTTCCGGTGCTTCCCGTCGGTGCTCGCCTTGAACAATTCATTGAACTCTACGGTGAACGCATGGTGTTTACCTACGCAGTGTTCTTGTTTGCCAATGATCTGAAAGAGAAGCTACTCTTCGTCTACAATCGCATCACCGGCGGCGGCGTCCTCCCATCGCGGGCTGCGAATAAGAGGGAGTATTGAGGAAGAACGCATAATACGGGATGTAGAAGACTCCGAAGAAGAAGTCCAGAATCGCCCACCCGATCGACCCATACTTGTCATACGACAGCTTGGCGGCCGCGACGTGAAGAAGAAACGCAAAGAACCCTCCGAATGACGCAAAGATCATCAGGATACCGCCAATCAAGCTCGGCGTTACGGTGTTCGTTGTCTGCTGCGGCTGCGTCAGCGACGGGTTTGTGGGTGTGGAGCTCATTGTATGTGGATGCGAATAAAAACGAATGTCGTAAAGAATAGAACACGTCCAACCATGGCGAACTACCAACGCCTTTCGACCGAGCTTCTGTTCCGCGGACACACCACCTACGGATCGCATCACGACCGACACATGCGACTAAGTCAGCCCAGTGTGTACGAGCGAATGAACCGGAACCTCCACCGTTCACTGAGTATCCTGATAGACCAGTATACCAACCTCTTCATCTCTGGGGGTGATACGCGATTTATCCGTTCACACATCTTGGCCCACGACCGACTTCTGAAAACGGATTCTATCAACCTACGGTATAGGTAAGAGCCCCCGCTCACCACCAACACGCACTTCACCATGCCTTCTTCCCACCTCTACTGCTGCCACCAGCCCGACTGCTCCAACATGACGACCGAGCTCGGTTCTACCTGCGATGCCTGCCGCCAAGATTGGCGCCGATGCCCCGACTGCGGGGACATGGGTGCCACCGTTCTCGGGTCCAACTATTGCCACGAGTGCTACTCGCGCCGCAATCACCCGTGCAACGCCCCGCCCGCCGCCGACGGCTGGTGCCCCGAATGCGACATGTACACGGTCGTTCTGCCGAACATCTGCAAGAGATGTCAGCAGAAGCGTGACGAGCGCTGCACGTGCGACGAGGACACTGAGCGTTCTTGCCCCCCCTGCGACCGCCGCATCGCCCAGCGCCTAGCCGACGAGGCTGAGTACGAGATCTGGTGCGGCGTGCCCGAGCCGCAGTGCACCTGTGACGGATCTGGCCGCATGTGCGACCTCTGTGCGGAGGAATACGCCGAGCCGTGCCGCGGATGCGGAATGTCGTGCCAGCTGTGGACGGACAATACGTATTGCCGCAAGTGCTACGTAGAGCGCTACGGTGACGAGTTCCCGAACGAACACGCCCCCGCACATGCAGAGGAGATTGCCGACCTCCACCTCGCACTCGGCCGTGCCATCGCCGAGTCGGACACACGCTCGCAAGAGCACATCCAGCTTCTGCTGGAAGATCACGGATACACCGTTCGTGTGCCACCTCCTTCCCTCCAATCCATCCGAGACCAGATCTCCGAGATTGAGGAGCGCTTGCTCACAAACATGACCAAGGGCCAGAGGGACGACTGGATCTGGCTTCTCCAGAACCGCCGCGCCGATCTCGCGGAGGCGGAGAAGGAGATGTGGGCGGGATACGACAAGGACGACCTTCGCAAGCTCGACCTCCAGAACCGCCACGGTTTCTGAAAACGGATCCACACACAAAAAAACTTTTTACATTAAGATGGCTACCTACGACTTTGCTTCTCTCGGCTACAATGCGTCGGATACTGCAATGTTCAACAACATGGCTGAGGCCGTTACCGCTGCGGAGGCGTGGGATTGGCTGCGTCAGTTCAGTGGAGAGAGCTTCATGTTCTCTGAGGATCCGATGATTCAGCGTATCACGGAGAAGATGGGATCCGGTGCCTACCACCACTCGGGTGCGTCGTTCGGGCTGTGTATGCGGACGATGGAGTACATCGCCAAGAACGGCTGGGGTGCCTATGTGGCCGAGGTATCCAAGAACAGGAAGATGGAACGCAACCCAGAGGTTGAGAATCCAGTAGCTCGGCAGGCTAGGAGGGATGCCATGACCGAGAAGGCGTTTCGTGGGCTCCGCGAGCTGGCCGGCAAGACCTTCCACTGCACGTGTACGGCTGCGGGTGACCGGTTCAAGGACCTGCAGATGGCAGATCGCCGCGCCGAGTTGAACCTTCCAACTTCGCCGTCGCTTGCGGATATCGAGCAACGTCGTGCCGAGCGGGCGGTACAGGGTGAGTTCCTTTGGTGCACCTGCGAGCACAAGTAGACGAAAAACGGATTCCGCAGTCTACAACAAATACTTTTCAGCTAAAATGGACTGCGTTCATTGTTCCCAGTGCTACGCGTATGCGTATGATACGCTGGTTCGCCCTGCATCCCGCACCCGAGTCGATATGTTCGAAAAGACCGTCAGCATGCCCCGAATTGCCAAGTCAGCCCATCTACTAACCACCGACTTCATCCGAGCGAGCCTCAGCGCAGACGACTTGACACACGTTGTTCTCCTTTGTGTGGAGGCAGGTGGAATCGTTCCCCCAAAGAAAGGTAAGCGAGATGCCTTTGCCATCATGTGGTTATGGATGCAGATGCGCCTAACGGATCTTGGGAACATATCCGCTATTCACTTCGAGCACTCGGGTGGATATGTGCCCGAACCGGCCGTGTCGGCGTCACCACTGCGTATCCGCGTTCCTCGATGCCCGGATGGCCTGTATGACTAAGTCCCTTGTAGGAATTGTCTTTCATAGTATATAAAATGGACCTTAACATCATCATCCCTGTTCTTTTGTTTATCCTGCTGTCCCCGGGTGTCCTCCTTGCCCTGCCGCCGGGTGCGGGCAAGACGACGCAGGTGCTGACCCACGCCGTTGTGTTCGGCCTGGTGTACTACGGACTGCGGATGGTGTTCCCCCAGTATTACTAGGCTCGTTGAGCCTGGCAATTACCCCTGCGACAGAATGTGCCGAACTGTCGGATGGTCTTGGCACCTCCCAATCTCTCCCCATGCGATATACTCTTGAAACACTCGCTCATTCGTGGATAACGGGAGCGATGGATAACAACACCTCAACGCCTGAAATGCATCCGCCTCTACGGGTGCATTTTGCTGGCGTAGAAACATCGTGATCTGATCCAGTTTGGCCTTGCGAGCAGGAATGGGAAGTGCCTTGAAATTGGCGGCGAATTGCTCCATACTAAAGTCCCCGTAAGTAAAATCCCCTCTGAAACGCCCACGGAAATGGCAGCCCGCACCTCTGGTTGAGGCTGTACTTATTGCTCTGTCGCATATGACCTTGCAAGACGGCCCGAAGAAGCGGAACACGCCGAATAGCGGTGCGACATACGTATGCACGTGCCCTGTTACACGCTCGTTGCGCGTCCAACCGAGCGTCCTTGAGTCCGAACCAGTTTCGTGATGCGAGAAACTCGTCCACCTCTTTCTGAAAGACCTTTTTCGCTTCCTTGTAGGCCTTGTATTTTCCCAGTGCCTCCTTTTTCAGTTGGCGGAATGCCGGTTCCCGTTTGACGACAGCAAAGGTATTCAGTGCAAGCTCCTCCTCTTCTAGGCGTTCGTGTGGCTCCTTGTGCCGATTACACAAGATGCAGTCAAAGTTGGTTCGTTTCAGATAGCTGATCGCACATCGGGTATGATACGCGTGTCCGCATTCGAGCTTGACACACGTCGCTGTCGACTCGCGGACGTCCTGGAATTCCTCCAAGTCCATCTCCTGCTGACACACCGAACAATCGGGCATTTAAGTGGATTCGATGAATAGATGTAAGCCAGTATGCCAACCGCAGAAGAGCTACGAGCGATTTCCGGAAATTACGATGCAGACGAAAACTTCATTCGGATTGTGAATCGGAATGTCGAATTTGCCGCTCGCACCGGGAGGACGTTTGAAGTTGTGGAGGTTCCAAGCAATCTCACTCGAGACGAGGCAAGAAAGATTCTGGAAAGCAACTTTCCTAATTGTCAAATCTCCTCCTCGTGTTGGTCAAGCTACTTTAAAGTTAGCTGGGCGAAGTGACAATGGGAAACTGCTTCGGACTCGGAGACACCCCAATGGTAACAATCGGAACAAAGACGGTGCGGAAGAGCCAGATGAAGACCATCAAGACCTACCAGGATGCCCTGCGATTTATAGGTCGCGACTGTCCGAATACGGCGGTGATTACAACGATTTTCAATCACCAAGTCGCCTTTGTGTCGGTGACTGAGAAATTTCAGATTGTGGACGAGATCATCTTCAAGCAGTCGCATATTCCCATTCGGAAATTGTACGGGCGGCGGTAATCCTTTCAATGCTATGTATAGACATGGACTTTGGAATCGTGCTGCTGTTTCAGCATCGCACGGAGCGATTTGTGCCCGTCAATGCTAGGAACGCACCCAGTGTGTTTGCAACCATGGTGGTGGATACGATGGTGGGATACAACGATGCACGAGGTGGTGAGTTTGACCGCACCCCGATGACGATCTCATACTTTACCGAGCGTGTCTGTGTCATGCTGATGGGTAAGATCAACGATGACCTCTACGATCAGGTCCGCCGCAGGGTTGAGTTCGAGATTAACCGTCGCACATTTGACCGGGAGTAAAAACGGATTCTAGCTGCCCAGACAAGGCCTCGGTGTGCAGTTACCATGGAGTATCTCTACGTTCTCGAACTCACCTGCGGCAAGTATTTCGTCGGCAAGTCTCGCGATGTCGAGCACACCTACGCCTATTACGCGTGCGGCTTTGGACCGCCGTGGATTCGCGTCTACAACCCCGTCCGCATCGTGGAAACCCGCCCTGTTACCAGTGCCAACGATGTGCGAACAACAACGATGGCACTGATGAAGAAGCACGGAGTTGATGCGGTTCGCCCTTACGACTTTGGAGAGATGCGGCTAAGCGACGAGCTGGAACAGGCTCTTCGTTTCGAGATGCATGCACCTGCCGATGCGTGCACAAAGTGTCACGCAACTGGGCACGGACACAAGGACTGCACGCAAGACCAAAACACGTCGTGGGCGTGTCAGTGGTGCGTGTCGGATTACCCGAACCGGTATGCGTGCGAGCAACACGAGAAGGGATGCCGGCCTCCGAGCGTAGATGTCTCGCCGCCTAAGGATTGGTGCACCCGCTGTGGTCGCACGGAACACACGGCTGATCGGTGCTATGAGGTCAAGCACACGGAGGGATGGTGGATCCGCTAAAAACGGATGCGCCAACCCCAACCCCAAACCCTTTTTACAATGGAGCCTCTCACTCGCGCCCAACTTCAGAACGCCCACGCTGCTGCCATCGCCGAGAAGGCACGTCTCGCCCATCGCGCACAGGAGATCAAGGGACAGCTGGCGGCCGAAGAATTCTACAAGGAGGTTGTACGTGTCGCAGAGACGGGCGAGTCAACGCAGGCGTCCTCAAAGTCAATGGAGCTGGGTGTTGCGTTCGATACCATGCTCTTCTGGACGAAGGAGCATTTCCCCAACTGCGACGTGACAATGGAGATTCGGCATGTCGGACCCAACGCAACCTACGCTATCCGAGTGGGATGGGGATCTAATTAAGACTACGCCAACCCGTACTACTGTCTAACGAAGCTTTTCTGCGTAATAAGTAATGTCCGCTCCGGCCCCAGTTCCATTCTCTGAGCTAAAACCCTATACAAACTACATCGTTCCGGCGCCGTCGGATGAAGCGCGGTTTCTCACAGCTACATCTGCTAGTGACGATGATTACTTGAAGAAACAACGCAGACTACTCCTCAGGCACGTTGGTAGGAAGATGCAACTTTTGGAAAAAGGTGAAACTTCGTTCCCAGCACAACTTTACGGAGACGGCGCAGAAAGCGAAAGCGTTTATTTTGATGAAACCGCCTTCCCTCGCGGACAGAAGTTTCAAGAAGTAAGTTGGGACTGGAAACCCGTTGGAGTTGCACCTTTACCCCCAGACCCGTGGGATGAATTTATCCCTCCACTCGAGATGGACTTTGCCTCGGACGCCGCGGAGAAGGATTACAAAAAGAAGAATCCACTTTTGAAGCTTAGAGATGTATTATCGCCAGTCGATCTAGCTGCACTGAATCAATTTCAGTCAACGCTTAACCCTGCTGAGCTTAAGGCCTTAGATGCATACAAGGGGGATCATCACAGCTTTATGGGACCCTTGATGCTAGGATTGACCGAGGAGTCCCTTGGAGTGGTAGACTTTGCAAGAAAGCAAACACGTGCAGATAGCAAAGACCCTGCGCGACCGCCCTTATCAAAAGAACGACCGGGTCCTGGATTTATCCGAGAGTTCATGACTGGGTTTCTTACTGCACTCTCCAGAGCTCCCAAGCTGACGCAAGAGATCAATGTATTTCGTGGAATTGACGGCAAAGAAGCACTGAACATTGATGGTACACTGGCCCTTTCCACATCGTATGATAAACATGTAGCATTTACCTTTTCAGGCAAAAGGGGGGCGTGTTGTATGTTAAAGATCAATATGAAACCCGGCGTTCGGTTTTTTGCATGGAGAGGTGCTGATCCTGAACGCGAAATCATGGTTCTTCCTCCATACAAGGCGTTGATTGAAGACATTGACGGTCCGGACAGTGGGTTAAAAAAGGTCACAATCATACCCGTCAAGTATCGAGGCGGGACACGGGGCGGCCTCCGGACCCGTCGTCGCAGACGTTTACGCCGAACCAAGAAACTCACGTCCAAGCTTTGAGCCGCCTCGAGAAGGAGACCTCGTGGTGAAAACGAATAGGACTGCAGCACAACAAAACACTTTTCAAATGCAGACCCCTATCGGACCCCCCGTTGAGATCCGCTCACTCGTTCCTGGCAAGCGATACTATGGATTCTCCAACAGCCGGTTCGGGCCCACGTCTTCCTCGCGATTCAGGGGAACGTTCACCGAGTATTTCGTCAATGGTGCGGGCTACGACATGCTTCGGTTTCACGACACAACGGAGACGACGACCAATGGGGTCGTATACCATGTAGGGTCTCCCACCGAGACGCCACATGGTCTCTTCTTCCGTATCTGGGATCCTCCGACCACCTGCGGACAATCCTTCACATACTACAACGAGTCTCGATTTGATGACGCACAGAAAAAGGAGTTGAAAGCCCGGGTCGTGCTGCGGGAGAGGCGGCAGTATGAACGGGGCTTGACGGGAACTCGGCCCGATGAGAAGTGGTTTCCTCGTGATTTGGTTCGTGAGATCAGTCTACGCTATCTAACCGACGAGAGTGTAAACTGTGTCAATAGGTGGAAGCTGTCCCCAGTGATGCATGTCGGGATACCTATGCTGTAGCCACACAAGCCACGCATGCAATGTCTCCTCGTCGAGGATATACTCCCCATTCCCCGTCCGCCCGTTGGCATCAATCCAAAAGACCGCATATGCTTGCCGCATTGTGATTTCTTTTGCCTTACCTGAAAACGATAGGCATCAATCGTCGTCGTCTTCATCTACAACGTTTGTAAAGACGAATCTACCCTGAATGTATTCATCTATATTTTCAGATGTAGCGACATTGCGAGCACGAGAACCCGCAGCAACGTTGATCGACTTATACGAACACAACTCCCTAAGCTGACGAATTGTTAACACGTCGTCGTATGCATCCTCAAAAAACCGCGTCCACTTGTTAATGAATGGTTGCGTATGAACGCCATTGACACGCATTCTCCATGAGTCGTGGATAACAGCACCGATAAACTTTTCGAAGCAGAACTTCTTACGCTTCTGGTCGTAGTTTCCTGTCGGATCAACGTTTTTTATGACTGTCAATATATCACGCAGGTGATCGTAGTTCACCGCGTTTGCAGGTGTCCCTGCGATATACGTGCTCGCATTCGCCCACGTTGGATAAAAATACTCCGATCCACGAATTGAGGCGGTTAAGACCTTATACGCAAACGTCACCTCTGCGCGCGATTTAGTCTTCGCTATAGCGGGACTCCATACCCGGCGGACGAGATCCTGGAGCGGGCCATGTCCGATGAGATCGAACGAGGCGGCAGCAATTGGATATGTCTTTCTGTTCTCTAGTTTCTGACCGAATGTCAGCGTAACTCCCTGATTGAACTTCTCATAGTAATCGGACTTCTCCTCGTCCGTCGCACCCTCTATCATCGTAACCGGCATCGCACACATATTCCAAGCTGCCTGTTGATCGAATGTTAAGTCGGCAAAGTTATTGCCGTCTACTCTGAACCTATTATTCTGATAGAGCCACAGCGTTGTGGCTCGGTTTCCTCCGTCAATCAGCTGGTTATTGCAGAGGATCAAAGAAGGCAGAGGATCCCCGTTGAGGACACTTCGAACAAGCCCTTCACGCAAAGCAGGCGGCCAAACAAAGTCCCGATTACATTCGGCGATACTGTATTTCTTTGTATCATCAAAACCAGTCATGCGAATTCGTCCGGTGAAATCAGCTATGAACTCGGGCACTCTGAGTTCTGTATAGTGTACGGTTGGCATTGTCTGTCGACGCAGTGTGCCTGAAAACGAATCCCGACCACCCACGAAAATTGGGTTTCGATGACATGGACGTCCGAACTTTCCTCGCTGGCCGTGCACCGGTCTGGGTCTGCCGCTACTGCAAACGCCACTCTCTCAAACTCTTCTACGCCGTGCAACACGAACGCCGATGCCGGAGTTCGCGTTGAAAAACGGATTCGCAGCTTACACAGAAAACCGTTTTTAGCGTTAAGATGTCCTTCGAAATCGCTATCTTCGAATACTCCGACCTCTACGACGGCGACGAGGATGTGTCTCCAGACAAGGTCATCTGCGAGTTCATTGAGTACTACACACGCTACTTCGTCTCCCGTAACCTGGATGAAGGAAACGTGCAGTTCCAGCGCGGGAGGACGTGGCTGTCTTATGCAGACAAGTCGGGTGGCGACAAGCCCATGACACTCATGCTCGTAGGGTCCATTACAGAGGAGCTTGTCGCGAATCTCAAGTGGGCTGTGGCGAAGGTGTACGTGAAGACCTGCGGGGACTGTGGGAAGGAAATCAAGGACAAGAAGTGGGCGCTGTGCAAGACATGTAGGGACAAGTAGAAAACGGATCCACGTTTAACCACTAACCATTTTTCAATCAAGATGCCCGGAACACCCGATCTTCGAGCCCAAGCCAAGTGGCAGCAGAAATGCGCCAAGAACAACCCGCCGCCCAGCAACGTCAAGGAATACAAGAATCAACTTCTGATCGCCACGAGAGGACGGATTCGGAACCAAGAGCTAAAATCCCAAACAGAGTTGTGTACGAAGAATTTGAGTATCAATACTCTTACACATCTGCGTCGTCGGCGCGAAGAGCAGTATGATACGCTACGTAAGCTCTGGGCGACGAGCCAGTACTTGAATTTCATACAGCACGCCGTGAACCCCATTTACGTACGCCATTTCCTGACCACAGATTCGACCGACATCTGGTCCTCGTGGGGGCGTATTAGCTTTGTACCTTACTATGAAAAGGGAAGAGAGCTTTCAGACAAAAAGTTCCGCCAGAAGCTTGAGGAGGAAGTCAAAGATGAGATTGAACGTATCTGCTCCAAACATATCCGGGACCTGTATGACTCGTTTGACCGCACTCTCGATCGCACGCACCGCATCAAAAGCGATCTGATGGTAATGGTCAATAAGTTCAACTGCATCCGCGCGTGCAGGACGATCAAGGAGGAGTTGGTTGCAGTTGCGTGGCACCCCGACCGTGTTTGGAAGTGGATCAAGGCGGGTCGCTACTTGGGTCTTGTGAACGGAGAGCCCGAGCATGCGTACAATGTCCTTGACATGATGGCGGGATACGAGAGTGACTAGAAAACGGATCCACAGCTTACACAGAAAACCATTTTTACCGTTAAGATGGACCAAATCAAGTCGTTCGCCAAGCGTGTGTTCAAGAGTCTCGGTGCCGGCTTCAGCGAGCGTGTCTACCACAATGCGATGGAGGTGTTACTCAAGAAGCACAACATCCCCTACAAGTCAGAACAGGTGATCCCAGTCATATTTGAAGGGGTGGAGGTGGGGCAGGTGCGGGCTGACCTCGTAGTTAGCGGCGACATCGTGGTTGAACTAAAGTCGGTCCGGTCTATCAAGGACGACCACGCCACACAGTGCGGAATGTATATGAAACTGCTAAATATCGAAAACGGCATGGTGATCAACTTCCCCTGCGGAGACAACGAGGATGTTGATTTCCAAGAGCTAGCCACAGCGTCTCCTGTGTGTAAGCGATGTGGTCGTGATAGTCACATGGCGTCTGGTTGCTATGCGAAGAAACATATTGAAGGATACGAGCTCTAACCCCGTAACCCCCTCTCCTTCAACTCCTTCTGCTGCTTCCGAAGCTCGGCGTTCAACGCACGTCGTGTAGGGTTCCGCAGCACCCGAAACAGATGGTGGTGCTCGCGAAGATACTCACCTTTTTTCATGCGGATGATCTTGGCGGTGCGGCGGCGGCCCGCACTAGAGGCTTTTTTGGCGGCAATCGTGGCCTCACGCTTGGCCTTCATCGCGGCCTTAGCTGCATCGGACATCGGGCCGCGCTTCTTCCGTTCTTTCTTGTCCTCCTCGGCCTCCGCGGCCTCCACGTCTGCCGGTGGGGGGCTACCATTGGCATTCAACGTCAGCTTACGTATATTTACGGGTTCCACACCTATACCTTCCCCCTTCGCATACAATTCCGTAAGACCGTTTCCGCCTTCCTTCGGAAATTCAACTTCGTTTGTCTCGTCGTTGTCGACGATTCCAAACTTGTTTTTGAACCCAACTATCGGATTCTCGTCGCGGCCGTTTTCAAGCCTCCACTCCTTCGTCATAGCCGTGTCTATGAGTGCCTGTTTCGCTTCATCAAATGAGCGGTAGGTCTTCCCATCGAGCACGTCATTTTCCAGCAGAATTACGTATATGTCGCCCATTACTCATCCCCGAGATTACTTCAACGCACGTGCCGAGATGATATACAGGAACAGTGCATTCACCACGCCCAGAGTCAACGCAGGGGCTGAACGCAGGAACATGTAGAACCCACGCTTCGGGGACACGGACATGACATACAGCTCAAAGAGCACCACGAGACCGGCCGAGACTGCCACCACCCAGAAGATCACGTAGTAATACGTCTCGATCGTGTCGTTCGATATCTTCTTCGTTAACTCGGACTCGTCTGTCATTTACTTATGACGGCGACGAGTTTTCCGCCGCAGGTCTGTGTCGTGCTTCGGGTTTCCATCAAGGAACGAATAGACCCGAGCCATCGCCCACTGCTCTTTGCTAAGCTTCTTGGAATACGGAGCCTTCACGCCCTTCTTGAATGTGCCCTTCATCCGCACGGAGGTGGGGTTGGTTTTGTAGGCACCGATACCACGATCATAGACCTGCTGAAGGATTGGTCGGGACACTTTGGAGACTTTGGACAGTTCGCCCAGTGAGTATCCGCGAACTGAAAGGCGGTGTTTCCGAAAGAACTTCAGCCGATGCGTCGTTCCCATTACTTGTGACGACGACGAGTTTTCCGCGCCCGACGTTTAGACTTCTTGGTCTTGCGACGGCGGCGACGGCCGCCTTCCAGTTCCATCGCATTGGGGTCAGGGGGGAGTGTCGCATAATAGGCAAGAAATGGCTCTATTTTGTAGCCCTTATCACGAAATAGCAGTAAATCAGCTTTAATCGCAACATCGTCCAGATCTCCGTTAGTAATGGGTTCTTCATCGTCGGCGGGTTCGCCGTGCGTGAATCCAAGAAGCTTTATACGGAACTGACTGCGTTCTTCCGGAGTGGCTTCTTCGATAACATTTTTAAACAGTATGCGTATTTGGTCACGCCCCATCTGGTTTAGTTCCGGTATAGTAGTTTTGATCCGCTGCATTTATTAAACGCTCCGAATAAACTACCGATAGCGACGAGTTTTCCGAGAGCGGCGGGTGTGCTTACGGGTCTTGCGACGACGGCCACCGCGAGGAGCAGCCGCAGCCGCAGGAGCAGCCGCAGGAGCAGCAGGAGCAGCAGCCGCATTGCGATTCGCATTTGCCTCCTCCCTCTCCTCAGCCTTCGCCTTTGCCGCCGCCGCCGCCGCTTTCAACTCCGCCACCACCCTTTCCGCCGCCGCGCACCACGCCTCCGTCTCTGCAATCTCCTGCGCCTGCGCCTCCCGCGCTTTCTTACACACAACATTCAGTTTTTCTATCACACTCTGCATTTATTAAACGCTCCGAATAAACTACCGATAGCGACGAGTTTTCCGAGAGCGGCGGGTGTGTTTGCGGGTCTTGCGACGGGCTCCCTGCGTTCCCCGTAGTGCCCGAGCTGCATTAAGCCCAGGTCCCGCTGCATATGTCTCGACTGCGGGCACGGGAGCAGGGTCCACTACCTTGTTCGCGGTCGCGCTTGGCACCTCTTCGAACCTATAGATGTTATCGCCAAAATATCCTATAACTGCGCGGCCCTTCTCATCCTTCTCGTCCTTCTCAATAACAGCTTCACCATCTACAATCTTTGTGAACTTTCCAGTCGACTGGACAATATCGGGGGTCGCGCCCATTGACCTCTTGATTGCGCTATCGACAAAGAACACATTATACCTGTTACCCACCACCAAATCCTTAACTTTAAGCTGAGTTGGCATTATTACACGCTCCGAATAAACTCCCACTTCAAGTACTCACAGATCTTCGCCCAGATGTGGTCATGGGCGATCAAGCGGTCGCGAGACTTGAGCAACGGGAAATACACCTTATACTCATCCAGATCCAGCAGCTCGAAGAATTTATACAGGATATACGAGTAGCTCAGGAAGTTGGTCCGGTCGTTGGGGCAGTACAACAGGAACGGTGCCTGAATCTCCTGGAACATGGCCCGGATCTTCTCCTCGATCTCCGGCGTGATGGTTGGTGGCGGATTGCCGTTCAACCGCGAAAGAATATGAGCCGCATGCTCGTAGTACTTCGACCTTCCCAGCTTCTTCAGAATCTCACGAATCTCCTTCTCCGTCAGATCAGCAATGTTGTTGATGCGACGCTTACGGATCTCCAAGACCACCTCATTCATGACCTCCTCCGGAATCATGGTGGACTCCTTGGCCTGAAACTGGTTCAGAATCTCGTTGAGGTGGTTGATCTTCTTGTAGGCGTAATTGTTCCGCTCCTTCGGCGGGTCGCGGAACGAAGGAAAATCCGACACCACCAGCGAATACTCCTCCGACCCGCACTTGGGGCAGACCAGAATGCCCTCGGAGCTAATCTCCTCACGGGCCACGTTGCATCCCACGCAGTGTTCCGTCATCAGCTGCGTGGCCTCCGGATTGTTGGACAGCTTCATGCGGGCGACATACTCGTCAAACATCTGCTTCTTTGATACGCCGATTGATTCGGACGGACCTGACACCGCAAAGAACTTCATGAACGTGGTTGCGTCCTTGGGTGTCTGTGCAGGCTGAGCGGTTGCATCGGGGCGGTTGTAATACTCCATGAGGATGTCCATGTTTTTCATGTAATAGTCTTCCATCGGATTCGCCTGTGCCAACTCGGCTTCAATCTCTCGTATCCGCGATTCCCACCCGGAACACGTAACAACATCCGCAATCTCGTTGGACGCACGCAAGGCCTCAACGCGACCACGCAACGTATTCAACTCGGCTTCGAGTGCATCGTCGTGCGTCTTTGCGTCACGTAATCCCGATACAATGTCCTGGTGAAGCGAATCAAGCGTCCCCATCGACGTGGAGTCCGCTTCCCGCGTTTTCCGGACCCTGAACACGTCCATATAGTTCGTCTTCTACTTGTTTCATGAAAGCAGAATTGTCACAGACGATGGGTCTCTGCTTTCGGACAGCTGACAGCAACGTTCGGAAATCAATGCCGAAGTTCTTGCACACAAACGTCAAGACCAAAAACGCCGACCGGTTGACACCCGCCTTGCAGTGAACAAAGACCGTTCCATTCGTCGACCGTAAGAACAACCGCATCCATGTTTCAAACTCGGGATACCAATCAAGAATTCGCACGGCCATCGAATCGACCGCATTCAGCTGGGCATAGTGACCGGCGTGTCTCTTTCTCCACCACTCTGGACAATCATCGGCAAATGCACAATTGACCACGTGGGTAATGTTATGTTTCGCAGTAAAGAGAGGAGTTAGTTGATGTCCAGCCCCGAGCAGAATACGGGGATAGACCCACGCCGGCGGACACTGCATTGTGTTGTTCCCACACTATCCGAGAAAGCTTGTGATCACGACATTCACAAAGTGAGCGAGGACCACCGACGCACCGCCAATCACCGCGGCACCCTGATAGCTGACCACGCCATTCGACGTGTACGCCGACGGGATGTACTGGAGGAGCAGGTTACGCGGCGTAGCCAGGGACAGTACAAACGTCGACACAAAGAAGGCGACATATAGTTGGAGGTTGCGAAACATGAAGGTCATGGCCGGGAGGCTCGGCTTGAACGACGGAGCGAACCCAGTGGTGCTAGGACCCGGTCCACTTGCCTCGGGATACACGGGGGGAGCCGACTGCGGACCCTGGGGACTCGGGAGAAGAGCATCTAACGACGTAGACCCTTCCATTGTTTATGAACTAGACGGGATTTCACATTCCGCGTCTTCCACGCGGAATCGGTAGCACTTTCCATCCACCTTGACGGTTTTGTTCGTGGCCTCGTGAATCGGTATGGCCAGCGTCTTGACGACCCCGAAACTGCGGTGGAACAGCAGCACGGCCAGCCCCAGTCCAATGATGAAGGAAAAAAAGGGTGCTCCGCGATGAAGCACGTTGGTGATCGGCACCTTCATTACTTCTGAGATGCGAGGAGATTCAGTGAGTCAGGTTCCGCAGTGCATGGAACCTCTGTGGCCTCGAATCGAATACACCCTGTCTCTGTGTGAAAGACTCCGCGGTCACCCGGCTTCGGGAGCTCTGCCGACTTGCGTGTTGGTGGAATAAAGACGGTTCCTATCACGAATCCGCTTAACAGACCGGCGACCAACCAGGGAAGTTGAATCAGCATCCTTATACTAGTTATACGAGTTTCGAAAAACTGTCCGTTAGACTGGTCGGACTAGGGTTCTTCTTCAATCCTTCAATCGGCCGAACCACGGTGAACCAGATCATCAATTGAAGAAAGAAGCCCGCAATCGGTGCGAATCCAGACGTGATTGTCATGATCGCACGCATCAGCCATCCATACACCGGCACACCTCCAACATATTTTGCGATCGTGGCATTGACCTTCGAATATTCGCAGAGTGCAGCGAGGGCACCCATAGCCAGTGCCGTCAGTCCAACGATGTACTTGGAGAAGATGCCAAGGTTCTCTGTGGTGTATTTGTTCGGGTCTCCTGCCGCTCCTTTGAGCGGTGTGAGTTCAATGCCAATGTACGTCCACTGCGTAAATGTCCAGATAACCATCACCGTCCAGAAGAGTGCAAAGCCGAAGAGAAAGGAGCCCCTTGCTGCGAACATTCCCATGTCCTTGAAGATCTCCGAAGGAGTCTGAATCAGTCGGCCGAACGTTGAACGCCCACCAATGGCAACCGTATCCTTTCCATCTTCGAATTTCTCCTTTGTGGGCGGAAGCGGTGCCGCCTGAGCAGCCCCGGTCTTTTCAATGTGGTGGGGAATGCCCTTTTCGTCCACGTAGTCTACAACCAACCGAGGTGGAGTCAACCGCAAGGCCTCCGCATCAGCGGGCGTTGTGATACGGTTGTCTTTCCGGAGGTCTTCGTCCAGCTTGGCCATTGGGAGTTCAATTGCTCCGTAATTTTCATCTTTGATTTTGTTGAGGAGATCCATCACATCGAGAGTCTGCGTGCCGACAATGTACTCGGCCTTCGTCAACTTGACCTCACCCATTGTTAAGTAGCAAATACGAGATTTGCGAGACCGCTTACGATACGCAGGTAATTGATGGACTCAACGTAGACGCCGACGGTATACGTGTAGGAAAAGATGATGTTGTTGTTCGCAACCGAGGGAACGATCGAAATCACTTGGTCAGATGTGTACAGATACGTGCCATCGGCCTGGGGAAGAAGATCACCCGGCGGAATGATCACCGGGTTCTGACTGAGTGCGGTCGATTTCAGAATACAGACTACGCCCTGTGCCGCAGACACCGCGCTGACGGGCAAGGGTTGCTGGAGAGAAACGCGAAGCACAACCTTGTTAATCTTGGAGCCGTTCACTGCACCACTGGGTTGATACTGGTCATTGTTGAGGGCAAACGAATACATGTAGACACCGGGGAGCGTAGACGGCTGCTCACCCGTCGTATGCTTGTACTGCTGGAGAAGCGAGAAGTAGGCCTTTGGTTTCGTCTTGAACCGTTCATTGCCATCAAACAGAAGCTGGCCATCGACAATGGCATCACGCGGAGATACCGAGGACACTTGATACTGTCCGGACGAATACAGCAGGTCGCCTTGGCTTCCGGATATAGCCGAGAAAGGGGCGCGGTTCGAACTGGACCAATTGGTGTAGTTGTCCCAGTCGTTTGTCGTCATCCGGTCTGACCGCTGGGCAGTGAAGACGATGCGTGTCACCATGTTGAACATGGGAAT